AGTGTATTTGTGTAGCCTACATACTCCAAGCAGAGTAATGCATTAGATCAATTGCTATGTATATATAGCATAGGCAGGGTGGCGTTTTTGATCTCTATTCATATTATTTAATTTTGTTGGATTTGTAAATCAATTTTAGCAAGAAAGGCTATTAATTGCCAAGCAGTCAAGAAGTGAGTTTCATAATGTACAAAAGATATAGTGTAAAAACCATTTTTGCATGTTAAAATCATAATTCAAAATTGATAGATTAATAATAACTCTCTATTTTCTGCTCAACCCATTCATCAAAAGATATAAAATCATTGTTTCGATGCCTGTTTTGCTCTCCTTCTTCGAATTCCTCACGCCATAGATAACTATCATCTATACAAACGGAATTATGTGAAATTGCTTGCTGTAAATCTTCTTCGTCTTCTATTAACCCTTCGGCATCTTCACGAACGTAATACAAAGGACATTCATTTTCCCAAAGCTCCAAGGCTGTTTGTTTGTCGATGGCTATCCAATTGTAAACATTCCCTTCCTCGTCTACTTGTTCTATTATGCGTTTTTTCATGGTATAGTTTTTTAATATGAAATATAAATTTGGGTTAATTCTCCTTTTTTAAACAAGTTCTCACACTCCGGACTTTCATTACTAAAATCTTCTAAATATAAAGTCCAAGTTTTTTTTGATTCGGTCATCTGTTGGTCTTCAAGGTCTTTTAATTCATTTTCAATATTTAAAACCAGCCCTTCTTGAATAATCAAATTGTTATCGCTACACTCTTGTAATTGCAATAAAGCTAGTTTGTATTTTTGAGTTAATTCAACGTAATTTCCCATTTTTATTTGTTTTGTTCGTTATGCCATTTAATAAACTCAAGACAAGAATTACAAACTAACTCTATCTCGTTTGTGAGAAACATCCATAATTCAACCTTAAACAAGGAGCTTGCATTTAAATCATCTGACTTCTTAGAACATTTATCAACTACAGGCATTAACCAATTCCAATCCGAACTATATTTCACACATTCTAAAGCACTCCTCCAAACCTTTTTGATATCATTTTCACGTATCGAGACAAAAGGCATGTCCGAGTAAGAGTAAACCCCGTCTAACTCTGATTTTGGTCTTAAAACCATAAATTCCGCTATAATCTTATTGTTTTCTATTGTGTTCATTTTGCTTTAGTTTAAAATTACAGTTAATAAACCCACTATCGAAAAGAACGCCCAAACTATTTGGATTGTCTTTTCTATTTCGCTTGTTTGTCTTGGCTTAGTTCTCATGTTCTTTCGAATTTAAGTTAGTTGCATTTATTGAGTAATACCAGTTTTTATTAGATTCCGTTCTATACGTAAAAATGTTAAAAGCAAATCCATTTATCAAGACATCATCAGCTGAGTTAATTAAATTATCCTCTGTACAATCAAGCAATTTAATAGCTTCGCACATCTCCGAAACCCGAATGCCGATTAAGTTTAATTTTTCCATTGTTATAAATCGTTAGCTATTTTACATTCATCCCATAAAGCCAATAAAGCCTGCTTTTCAGAAGCATAATTTTCTTTAGGCGTTAGACTCTCGTTTCCTATCCTATCAATAGCTAACATGTTATGAGTCACACAATGATAATAATTGCCCCTAAATTCAATTGTTACTTTATAATGTCCATGCCCTTTTGGGCTAGTTGATATTTTGTCTTTTAATTGTGAAGTTGTCATAGTTTCTATTTTTTTACTTAGTTAAAAGGTTCATTATTTCGTTTGTTTTATCGCTATCGGTTAACGTTTGATTGCCACCATACCAAGAAATACAATTATTAAAACCTTGCCATTTATAACACATAACACGCAAATCTTTATATTTTGATTGCGCTACACCCATAAAATAAACCTGCTCGCTATCGCTTGGAGCTCTTTCCGATCTAACACAAAAATCATTTACAAATGACTGCGGCAATTGTATCCAAATATCAAAATTAGTCGTTTTATATTTAATATCTAAATAACAATTTTGAGATGAATTTACAACTGCAGGGTTTTCCAAAGTTAATTTAAAAGGAGAATTCAAAATAGTATGATAATTATCTCTTTCGCTTCCTATTTCGTGAGTTTTATCTACAGGAGGCAATTTATCTAAACAAATTTTTAAATCGCTTAGATTATCAATTTTAATTGAAATAAACGGGCTTTTACTGTCAATACTTAAAACATTGTGTTTGATGTTTCCTAGTTTAACTAAAATAGATTGCTCTACTTCAAAAGTTCTTTTTAATAATTCAATTTTTGCGTTTAATTCTGCTTGTGTGTTCATTATATTATATTTTATAATATTGATTAATTATTTTACAGTGTTGTATTTTGTGATAACTTGAACGTCTGAGATTGCAACGAAATAACCGTTTACTTTGATGTATGATTTATTGCAGATGTGTTCTACTTTTCCACTCAAAACATAAGCAGAAGATTTTGAGCCGTTTTTGATTTTAACGGCATCACCTTTTTTAAAGGTCATTTCTTTTCCTGTGTTGTTCCAAAGTTTTGGCTCATCTACATTGTTTGCTATTGAAGAAAAAGAAACTAGAGTAAGCATTGCGATTGTTAAGATTGAATTTTTCATGTGTCAGAAGTTTTAAGGGTTGTTATTATTTGTTGGGTCAAATGTACAACCTTTTTCTACATACCAACACTTTTATTTCATTTATTTTCAAAGTTTTTTCAATAAAAAACGCCAACCCCTTATTTTACTAGGATTGGCGTTTAAAAGTTTTTTTACTGTTTGCAGGATTATTTATAAACAGTACATTTGAAACTCACTATATATATATGTATCATTTTAATTTAACCGTTGCACTTTCTGTGTTCAATAGATTGGTGCTTATTGGTGCAACTAAATAAGTACCGCCCAATGTAGTTATTGCGGTGGATATTTTGGCCAATTCTGCATTAATCAAAGCATCATTGCTATCGATGGCGATTTTCAAGCTTTGGAACCGAACCGAAGAAAAAGCGGATCCGTTAAGCTCCAGAACTCCATCTTTTCGGGCATACGCATAAGCCTTAACCGCCTGATCGTCCCCTATCGAGTAGATGCGTATTTCTCCCTGCTCTGTTATGTAGTCCTTGTTGATGTACCCCAGAATCACTGCCTCGCCCGCATTTGTAGTATCTGCGTAAATGGCAGTCCAATTACCCAAAGGATTGCTGTCAATTCCGAATGGCGTGACTTGCTTTGCCGTTGCTGCTCCTTTCAAGGTTAATGACTTTATAATCAGTTTACCTTTTTCAACAAATGTTTCCCGAACTTTCGCTAGTGTAATTCCCATAATTTTATGTTTTCAAAAAAAAAATATTTTTTTCATTTCAATTTTTATGTTTTCAAAAAAAAAATATTTTTTTCATTTCAATTTTTATGTTTTCAAAAAAAAAATATTTTTTTCATTTCAATTTTTATGTTTTCAAAAAAAAAATATTTTTTTCATTTTTATAAAATTATTTATAATATTGTTTTGTCGTTTGTATATAGCGGATTTGTCTCATTCAAATTTGGCTCAATATGATTATCATCATCTTGGTGGTTGAAAAGGATGTTTCTGATTTTTGGGCCGCCCGTGAAGGCCTCGGGTATCAAACAATTTAATACCGTTGTATCTTCCTTTTCATCAAAAAGATAATCTATACTTTCAATCATAAAGCGATTATAAGCGTAGCAATATATGTAATGATTATGCACGTTGACTATTTCTCCAGGATAAAGAGTGTCAAAAATTCCTTGTAATTTTAACGATAGCTGTATTGCTTTCAGTTCTGAGGCCAATTCATTCTTTGCTGCCTGTTTGGTGTCCGTTTCCTCCCCACTTGTCAAAACCTTGGTTGTTGGCCTGTAGATTGGAATTAAGGTATTTATTGCTTTGTCAGTCAAAGAAACGCCCTCGTTATCATCGCTTGGCTGGCTCACAATATCAATTTCAGAATGTAAAGCTTGTCCATTGAATGAAAGTGACATTTCCAATGTGTTTCCCTTATCGAAGAAAAACTTTGGTTTCTGGTCATATTCAGGCTGAAACAAAAGAACATTTCCAAACTCATCATGTGATAAAATAATATTTTTTTGAGAACATAACTTTGCTAAATAATCTTTTACGCTTTCAGTTGGTCCTGCTGAGGTTCTACCAAACACGCTTTTGCTTTTAGCCTCCAAACTCTTCAAATCCGTTTTTTCCTTTAATCCTGTTTTGGCTTTTACAGTAGTATTAGCAAGATTTGAAACGTTTTTAGATACTGAAACCTTTATTCCATAAAACCCACACAAACGAGTTGCGATATCAATCAATGATCGGTTGTTAGATTCTAGTGGGTAATTCTTCACAGGAATAGTTACATCCTCCAAGATACCGCACTTGCTGTAGCCCGAGAACACCACCAAGTTGCGACCCTTGTCACTCTTGAAAACATGGTTCAAAATTGTTCCTGTAAAAATTAATTTGTTTTCCGAATTGAAAAATTCAATAAGCTTGTATTGCAAAGGTTTGAATATTTCTTGATGTTCAATACTATTGGCAACAAAATGGCTTGAAAATTCAAAAGTTGATCCAATTGAATCCAACTTTAAAGTTATCTTTCCGTTATTAAACAAATTGACAAAAACTCCATTTATTTTAATCTCCATGTTATTTATATTTGTTGTAAAAAAAATATTTTGTTTCGAAAAAAAAATAATTTTTATATTTGGAACCTTACCTCACGTCCTTTTTTTATTAGAAATAATTCTTTCAATTTTATATTATTTGTTGCAACAAAATTAGCCAAATTTTCATCATCAGAATCCATACCGATATATCTATGGACTAATAAAATTGGGTTGGTATCTTTATCCACAACAATTATTTTTTCTCTTTTGGCTTCAAATGAAAGTTTATATAAGTTTGAGATTGTGTACAGGACCAAAGACCTCAATTCTGATTGCACACTTGCATCCGGATTAAAAGAATTATTCACATCATACAACGATACTTTAACATCATCTAATTTTGTTAAATATTTGTTATACAAAACAACCAATCTCTGTGAAGCATTAAACACATCTGAAACCAAAATATAATCGTCTGGTTGAGGCGTAACCAAAACAACGCTAAAAGAAGCGATTAGAGACGCAGAAACACTTTCAAAGTACTTCTTGTCAGCAACACTCTTAATAGTTGATTCTAGCCTAGAATAAATACTCTCGTAGCTTGCCAACCTAGCTTCTAGCACTTGCGCATAAGTTGTAGGCAAATCCAAAAACGCTTGAATGTTCTGAATGGCATTAAACGGATTATCCAATAAATTATCAATTGCTTTTAATCCCTTATTCAACTGATTCTGAAATTCTGAATATGTAGAGTTGTCCTGCATGCTTTTCATCGCTCCTGACATATCAGAAAGACTCGTTTTCAATTTAGAAATATCCGCAGAAGCAACAGGATTGTTAGCAACATAAGAAAGGGAAGCTAAAGCATAAAGACTTGTTCGCTTATCTCTTGTATTATCTTTAATGCTGTAATTGGTAAATGGATAATCCGCTTCTATGGATTCCCAAAACGGAACAGTAATCTCCACTAAATTTAAATTATCATCATTTCTTTTAAAGGAAAGTGGCTGACCTTTTATGCTTCCATAAATCGGGTGCTCAACTTTCCATGGACGTGAATCAGCAGCCGAAACCTCAAACTTCCTGGCAATATCCAAATAATCAATTCCTTGGAAAAAAAACACCAAATTGAAGAACGGTGATCGAGGCTTCTTTCTATCAACTAAGGTTCCTTTAACATTTATGAAATCAAAAAGACTTGTATTGTATTCAACTTCTTTTTCCCCTCCCTTCCAAAGAGGAAAATATTTTGATCCGTCACCTGTCTCAATGGTAAATTCTGCATTTTCTATTTCGTCATAAAAACTCATATTCTATCTTTTTAAATTAAAAAAAAATTATTTTTTTATCGCCAAATCTTCGAAAATTGAAACTCAGCATTTTTTTGATAAAACCCTTCTATTTGTCGTTGAGTTTTTTGGGCCGCCTCTTTATTGAAATGCGTTGCTTTGGCCCTTGCTTTTTTATGAGTTCTATCTAACATCAATAAATCTGATTTTATTCTAAGCTTCCCTTTTGAACTGGTAATACTTTTTACCATAATCATTGCCCGACCTGATTTAGTGTCTACCATTACAGGTTTTTTATCTTTCAATGAAGCAAAAGCACTTTGAACATAAGCATTACCTTTTCTCTTTGCACGACTTTTAGTTAATTTACCCCTATCATAATACTTATTTCGCCTAACCAATCCGCGCCCAGACCTAGTAGCCTTTTTATACATCATTCCGGTACTGTCAGTATCTCCTACCTCATTGGCTTCCATACCATAATTTACTGCTTTATTTGCTTTAACTCCCCGCTTATTTGTAAATCCAGAAGTAGCGCTCATTGCTTCTATATTACGATTAAATCTAGCACGTTCAACTCCCGTATTAGCCTTGAAAAAATTAGGTTGCTTTACCTTCATATTCCTTCTGGCCGATTCTAAAATATTTTTACTTTTCATTTCGAAAGCGGCATCTGATAATGTTGACCTTACAGCAGCAGGAAATGCTGACCTATTCAAACGTTCCAATCTGTCCGTTAAGTGAATGACTCCAGTTGTATTGACGTTAAATTGAAAATTTGCCATAAAAAAATATTTTATTTTACAAATGTACTAATAAAAAAAGTCAGCCAATTACGACTGACTTTTATCTCAAAAAAAAATAATATTTTAAAACCATTTTTTAGCGACCTGACCAGAACAGAAGTAAACTTGGTTATTAAACCCTATTAACTGACCTGCTATTCCTGAATAAGTTCCTAAAGAAATCTTTACCCCGCTTGTCAAATTGAAACTATTCAACACCCCCGAAATCATCGTATAAAGCAATCCTGATTTAATTACAGCATTAGTTGTTTTGGCAAATGTATTATCAATGTCGGTTGTAGAAACGAATGTCAAAGTTCCTGCAACTCCGCTATAAGTTAGTTTTGCAATAGTATAATCATTGGCCGTACTATTCATTCCATTGGTCACATAAATATTTCCTGTTTGTGCATACACATAAGGACTAAAATCACTCGCACTTGAAAAAGATGTTCCTGATATCGCAACAGCAGCAGAAACGCTAAAATCTGTCAACGGAAACTGTCTGAAAAAATAAATGTTTGAGGCAGGAATAATACAGAAACAAAGCACATACCCATTCAAAACTAGAATGTCATTCACCAAAACAGTTCCGTTTGAAACATCAACTCTAATAGTACTTTCCAAATAGTCTACACTTGGCACATCACTCATCAAAACTCCTGATTCTTGATACCACATTTTATTTGTATCATTGAATGCAACAGGCGTTGCCATAACTGTAAAAACTTCGGCGGAAGCATTACTCAAAAAAGATAAAGAATATGCTCTGACTCCACTTTGGTCAATTATCACAAGTAATTCATCTCCTGATTTAAACCCTGAACTTGAAAATCCATATTCTGTGTCAGTTATTCCCTTAAAAGCATATACAGTTCCCGCAACATAATCTTCACTTGCTATTGCAACAAAAAAATATTTATTTGGCAGAAAATCTATATCCAAATTAACACTCCATGTAGCTGAAGTTAATGCTAAAACTCGCTCAATATCATTCAGCTTATTTGGCAATAGTTTATGAGCTTCTAATATTTGATAACCGGCAGTTTCATTATCCTCTGATCCTGTAGGCGTAAGCCCAACCTCTTCTAAAAGTTTATAATTATTTACTAAGTGATCATTATAAATTTCTCTAATCACTGGCGTTCCATCGACCGTATCAGTTTCATTTATAATCGCTCCAAAAGGAAAATCTGCGTTCACCTCTTTAGGTATTGCTAGTTGTTCTATTGTTTTCATTTAAGTTTTTTTTATAATTGAACTACCTCTAAATGTACCTTTAATACTTGAATCAAATTCGAAACTTCTCTAAAAGCTATCGTGAATTGAGTTGTAGAAATAGGTCTGAAAACAGGGCAGCATATATCATTATCATCGTAAATGTTAGCACCTTCACTTTGAACATAAGTCCTAACATAATAATTTGTATCTGTCATTGCATTTTGAAGAGTAACCGTTACAATACCATCTGAACTCCCTGAAACAATAGCAGATGCAAAAGTAACATCTCCATCAACAGGCAATGATGCAAAAGCTGAAGCTATGTTATATCCTGAAAACCAACCTACATTTTTTACAGGACTAGCCCCCAAACCAGCGACTATAGTATAATGTTCTTTTGGATACAATCCATTTCTAATAGCCGTTGCTAAATATCCGTCTGAATCTGCACCAATAACCCTTTTTATAAATGTTGTTTTATTCACCAATGGAGTGGTGGAAACCGTATCAATAAGACCTGCATCTTCTTCCACTTGACTAGCTTTTTTTAAATACGAAACATCTGCAACCATAGCATCCAAACTCAATGCATCAGCAATTCTAATGATAGAAACTCCTCCACTTGTTTTAATCACTCTAACATATTCATTTGCCTTGAAATTACCTGAGTAAGTAATTGCAAAAGTTCCTGCTCCAATACCTTTTATTTGGGTTTCCGATGCCTTATTGAATGCTGCCAAACAAACAATATATTCATTATCTAGCATTTGGGAAAACTTAATATCCACATTCAATATTGTTCCGTTGGTGCTTAATGGATAAATAAAATCATTTTTGGAAGCTAAAGCCCTTAAGGCTTCTATAAGTTGAAATCCGTTAGTTTCATTGTCTGGCAAGTCATTTGGAATTATTGCATACAACCGCATCAACTTCTCTAACATTTGGTGAAAATCTCCTTTAGTAGCTTCATTCACGCCTGTACCATCACCTACACCTGAATTATCTTTAATTCTTCCTGATGGATATTTTACCAAGTCTGATTTATCAACATCAGTACGATTAAAAAGTGTTCTCATATTTTTTTATTTTATACAAAATTAATAAAAGTAAAAGCAATTAAATGCGCCGGCTTAAGTTTCAAAACTAATTCTCTAAACTCTTGTTCTCTGTTCGAATTAATTAAAGCGGATTCTCCAAGCACAGCACCACCTATAAAAAAAGTAGCCCAAAGGTTTTCGCTGCCTACAGAAAAAGATTCATTTGGTGTTGATAGGTTGGCTATTAACTGAGTCGAAGTAGCACCGTGTTGGAAGCCTATTCCATGTTGACTATCACCACCGTGCTGTGCAATATTACTTGATCCTGTAATTATATCCTCTGGTGTTTGATAAGGAATAGTATTTTCGTGAACATAAACATCAAATCCCGCTATTCTCAATTGATATTCGATATATTCTTTTCCTTGTCTTGCTGGAACATTTCGGCCACGACTCATTTTTCTTAAAATAGCATCTCGCCTGTCTTGAATCGGTAAATATTCATTTGTTCTTAATCCAAGGCGATATTCCCAAAGCAAACAATCATCAGCATCAAAATTTTCATTATCTGGTAAATTAGAATCTAATACTGAAAATCCCGAATTAATCAACCGAATAAAACTTCTATTCAGGGCCACGTGCATATTATCGGCAACCCCTCCTTTTTGCATTGTAAAAGCCCTTCCAGTTGGATATAAATCAATAGCTAAATTTGCCATAATATCAGCCAAACTTCCTTTCAGATAATTGGGAAACCTATGAGGAGTATTATAACCATGAGGAGTTCCATAACCATGAACCGTACTCTTTTCTGTTACTTCATAAGCCATACTAAATAAATATTAAGTTTCTCAAATAAGGAATATTCCCCAAACCAAATTCATAAGAAGTGACTATATTTCCATCTACTTTCAATTCCAAAACATTAAAGAAATTACCGTTTAACAAAGCAGAAGTAACAATTCCCTGAACATTTCCTGAATAAAGAATATCATTTTTATTTCTCAATAAATCAGCTCCATCTATAAACGGCCTAACTTCATAAATTAAATCGGTTAAACTACTTTCAATAGCGGTTTGAACAGAAGCAGAATCATCATTTAATCCTGTAATTGTTACATCAACAGGTATCAATGTAATTGCTGAAACAACTAAATTTGCCTGAGCTGGTTTTCTACTTCTCTGATATGTTGGTTTCGTAACATCTGGATCAAATTTAATAACAGCATCTACATCATTTAATATTGCACTTCCTGGCGTTCCTTTTCCATCTGTACTATCTATTAAAGTTGCCTCAACATAAATATCCATAGTTCCTGAATCTCCATCCCTTACATACGGATAAATTAATCTAACTCCTTGCGCATCTCCAGCCCAAATACGATAATCTCCCTTACTTCCACCTTGTGGTTCAATCTGTATTGCATTCAAAATAACTTTTCGATATAATTCCTCGGTTTCCCCTGCTGTTGGCTGTGTAACCACTTCTGAAACGGAAACGGTTTTATCTACTCCAATAACAGGCTCGGTAATTGTCAAATTATTTCCAACACTTAGATTGTAAAGAACTCCTGCTCCAATGGAGCGAACTTCTATTTCATCTGCAGTACCTGTTAAAGTATATTCCGTGTCCAAAACATAAACCTGTCCTGCATTTAAAGCATCATCATTTGATTTAAAGGTCAAATCACTTCTTAAAACTGATCCTACAACCCCTGTAACCGAAATCTTAAAAACTCCAATTGAATCTGGAAAAGGATTTCTATTCAAATAAATTCCACCCAATCTTTCAAGTGTTCCTCCATTCAATTCTGTACTGGCTTTATCT